TTGGCTCTGTAAACATTACTGCCATAAGTAAGCTGTCTTTTTTTATTTTTATTTTTGGATAACTCATTTTTCTATTTTTTAGTTTAATCTTCAATAACAAAAGGAGAGTTGATGATGTTGTTTGCACCCAATTAAACGGGGTTAAAATTTATCTACATATTACATTGTAGTTTTAACACCACCAACCCAACCTATTGTTTAATGTGAGCAAAGTATCGTTTCAAAGAACTTTACTCACAATGTTTTTGTAGTGGCAGACCGTGATGGAATCGAACCAACAACCTGACGTGTTAAACACAGACGCTCTAACCAGTTGAGCTAACCGCCATACCACTACAATACTTTCAATGTTTTAAAAGAACTATTTATTTGTTTCGGGTACAAATATAAATAAAATTTCAATACACACAACAAAAATGTTTTTATTTTCAAAATAATTATTACCTTTGTCGAAAAAAAAATTAAAAATGGCAAAAAAGAAAAAAGCATTAGATGCTGTTAGCCCGTTGGGATTAATGGCTATTTACAAAAACAAAGGGATTACAACAACACACGTTGCTAAATCAATAGGGGTAAATAGAAGCAACCTATCGAACTACTTAAATAACGACTATTTACCCCCCAATTTTCACAAAAAACTCATTAATTATATAAGCGACAATAACCTGTACTAAAAATAATTCATTTGATTATCAATGAATTACGAAACAAAGGCAACTTTTTTGTTGCCAATTCAAAAAACATTAGTATATTTGCATCATAATTAATAACAACAACTAAAACTAACAAAATGAAAAACTCAAAAAAACAAACAGTTAAAATCTTAGGGCAAACAGTAACAGTAGGAACTAAGTTACACGCAAAGTTAGTACAACAAGTAAAACAATTTAACGACCTTGCAAGTTATGAGTGTTAAACCTACCGAGTATTTTTCCAAACTATATTTAATTTGGAAACCAATTTTAACGAGTGATAACATAGAAAAACTAAAACAATACAAATACCAATTAAGATGAAAAAAACAAAACTAACCCCATTTGAAACAATCGCATTAGTAATAACAATTTTAGCTTGTATAGGAGGTATCTAAAATGACAAACATAGAATTAAAACATAAACTTTGGAACGAATTAAGCAAAAAGTATACTCATTTAAACGATTTTTGCTCCATTACATTAAGAGGGATAGACGAAGACAATCAATATTTTCATCCAACCTTTACAATAAATGAAGATGTGTTTATATCAGGACAGTGTGATATAAAGAATAGCCACGTTTACGCTCTTAGATTTGTTTGGCTAACAAAAGGAATAAATATTGATATTGCGGACAATTTACTTGACCCTTTAATTATTGGATGCCACACTAATAAAGAAGCTGTGGAACTTGCAATGGACACAATGGCTAAAGTTAGAAACCACATCAATACATTAAATGGCTATACGAATGATTATATAACAAACATTTTAATCGGAAATAGTATAGATGAAGTTACAGATGTTTTTATTAATGAATTAAAGGCAAATCAAAAGCTAATATCATTTATGCAAAAAATTAACACTAAAAACTAAACACTATGAAAGCAACAATAAGCAAAGACTACTTTAACACCGCATTTGATTTTGAAGTAGAATATAACATCGTAACGGATGAAAAAGACGAGCGATACCGGTCAGTAGATAAAGTGTTTTACAATAAACAGGATGTAACACTTGCATTTATTGGCGAGGTGCAAGTATTAGTAAGTGAAACGCCCGAATGTTTAAATTAATTATAAACCTTAAAAACTAAAAACAATGGAAAATACAACAACACAAAAAATCAAAGCAAGTAGATTTGTAAAAAAAAGAAAATGGCGAACTTCTATATTATTATAATATAATGGTAGAGAACAACGAAAAGGATAGCGTAATACCCGATGGGGTTGCTGAACTTGTTTTAGAATACGAAGCAAAAATTGAATTATTACTTAACCCTAAAAACTAAAACCAATGGCACTAATTTTAAGCTGCTCAATAGATTTGAGCAAAATCAGTAAAGACAAAATAAACGAAAAGAATGGCGCAAAGTATTACAACTTTTCCGTAATAGTAAACGATGAAAAGGATAAGTTCGGAAACGATGCATCAATAACTGAGGGGCAAACTAAAGAACAAGTCGCAGCCAAAGAACCTAAAAAGTACATCGGTAACGGCAAAAAAGTATGGGAGGGCAAAGGCAAAACGCAAAGTAAAGCACCAGTACAAGTAAGTTCAAAAGCGGATGACGATTTACCTTTTTAATTATGGAATTAAAACCTGCAAATTTTAGCGCATCCAGAATAGGCGAGTTAATCGCCGGAGGTTCGGGCAAAACAAGGCAATCTTATATTTTAGATTTGGCTTTGCAATCAATAGGCATTAGAGATGACTTTCAAACAAAAGAAATGTTACACGGAATAAACAACCAGTTAAATGCTTTTCAAAAGGTTGTTTTGCCTATGTACACAACAGCGCAATGGCTTGACCAGTATATTCCTATTAATGACTTTTGCGGTGCAAGTCCCGACATTATTTGCGAGGGTTTTCCAATTGATGTTAAATGCCAATATTATATTGATACTTTTTTAGAACAATGTGAGAAAGTGCCTACTAAATATTTTACTCAAGTAAATATGCAAATGATAGCTTGTGGTGCGGATAGGGGTGTGCTTGTTAATTATTTAACTAAGCCCGAAATTTGGGGCGAAGATGAATGGAGTGAGTACCCTTTTGAATTAAAAGAGCGTTCTAAAATCTTTGAATTTAAAAAAGACGAAGAGTTGTGTGAAAAAATATTAATAGAGGTCGAAAATGCTGTACCGCAAAAACAATACGTTATAGACTTACTTTTAAATGCTGAGGTGTTGGACTTAGTTACATTCTTTAAAACGCAATTAAACGGCTCAAAATATCGAAAATTAAAAGAGTGCAGCAACATATTTAACCTATCAAAAGTTTACCGAGTAGAAAATAAATTTTATTACGAAAAAAAATAACTAAAAACTAAGAAAAATGGAAACACTAATTAAAATTCAATCGGAATTAAAATGCCCAAAAGGAAATATAAATGCTTTTGGGAAGTACAAATATCGTTCGGCAGAAGATATATTAGAGGCGGCAAAGCCAGTATTAAAAAAGAACAATGCCTTTGTAACACTTACAGACAAAATAGAGGAAGTAGGCAATAAAATATTTTTATGTGCAACAGCAACGATATTCATAGGCGAAAAGTCATTATCTACAAACGGATTTGCCGAACTAAGTGAACATAAAGGTATGAGTTCAGAACAATGCACAGGAACAGCAAGTAGCTACGCTCGAAAGTACGCACTAAACGGACTGTTTTTAATTGATGAAACGGAACAGGATGCCAATAGTCAAAAGCCACAAAGCAATGACAAACAAACATTCACAATAGAAAGTGCAACACAAAAGCTAAAAGACTGTAAAACATTAGCAGAACTACAGGACGTTTATTTATCTTTACCTGCATCGTATAAAACAGCTCTAAATACATTAAAAGATGAATTAAAAATGAATTTAAAGTAGCCGAATGAAAACTTTGAATTGGAATTGCAGTAGAGTATAACGTTTTGCGGCTAAAAGCAGTGCGACTAATTAACTAAAATTTATATTGAAATGGAAAAAGCAACAGAAATATTTGAAAAACATTGGATTAAAGCTACGGGCAAACCGCTTGATGAAACTACTAAACACCACATGAAATATGCTATCGAAGCAATAAACGAAGCATTGCGTTTAGGTGCTGTTAGTGGTAAATATAAACCTAAAAAAGTAAACAATGGCAAAAGCAAATTGAATTAAAGACTATGTTAAACGCTGATAAAAATTTACTTATGGAAACAAAAGAAATAGTAGAATTGATGTTAAAATCATCAGACCACAACCCATACACAGGGATGTTATCAAAGAAAGATAATTTAATCGCAGCGATTGACTTGGCTAAATTATGTAAAGACTTTGCAGATAGTGGACAAACTGATGAAGCAATGAACATACCAAGTGAACAATGGGTTGTGGTCATTTCTGAATTAGAAGGGATGTCGCTTAATTGCACCTAACGGTTAATTATTGGAGCAGTTGCCCATAAAAATATTAACAAACTTAATTTGAAACACAAATGAAAAAGAAACCACAAAGCTCAAAAACTAAGGAGGCAATTGCTTCCAATAATATGTTAGCCGAAGAAAAATTTGCGGTTACAAAAGGCGAATTTATGAAACCATATAGAACTAAAGTTGCAATGAATGATATGGTTGCAGAAAACTTAAAGGCAAAAGGGATGAGTGAAGAAAGTATAAAAGACTACCTACAAATGATTGATGAAGATTAGCAAATTTTATTTTGGCTAACGGTGGGCGTATAAGAGCCGTTTTTTCAATGGCTTTTATGCGCTGTTAGGCATCAGTAGCACAGCGAAGAAATTTTAAAATAAAAATGGAAAACAAACACGAATTAACAGAAAAACTGAAGGTGATTGAAACCGAAATCTACAACGACAAAATTGATTTGCGTGGGATAAATTCAAAGTTAGAAATGGCATATAAATACGAAGAGGAATTAATTGAGAGAATGAACTATGCCAAAAAACAAACGGAGGAATTGCGAAAACAATTTTTCATAAAAGCAGGTGAAATATCAACTAAATACGATAAGATGAAAAACATTTTTGATGTGTTTACAGGGAATTTTTATAAGCACTAAGTTGTGTGGGTTTGGTGCTATTGTGCCTAACGTTAAATGTTTGTGCAGTTGGGGAGTAGAACCACTGCGCTATCAAAATAGTAGTAACTTAATGAATTGTAAAACAGATGAATAAACCACAGAACCCCCAATTGCATAAACATATTGTTAGCAACAGTTGTGATTGCTTCATTGGATTTTTAAGCGGAGAAGATATAAGATTATCCGATATAAAAAGACAAGTTGAGGATGTCGTAAAATTGCAACCTGAGTTAAAAAAATATGGATTGCTAAAAGGAGAACCATTAACGGCAAAACAACTTGTCGATGGGAGAAAAGGTTATATCAGTAGATTTAATTTCTGTCCTTATTGTGGTAATAAGATTGATTGGAAAACTGTTCTTAGCTGTTGTTGCTAACGGTTTGCAGCTAACCGAAGGGCGCATTTTTAAGCGGTTAGTTTGTGCGCCTTTTGGTTAGGTGCTGTTAGCAGTCTGGTTTTTAAACTTTTTGAGCGAGGAAATATAACTAAATATAAAATGGAAAAACAAATAATATTACCTGAAAACGTAGAGCTTACTGAGGAAGTAAAAACGCTTTACAAAGACAAAGATGGCAAATACTATCTGAGCAAAGAAGGCGCACAGGAGAAATTAGCAACGCATTTTAAATGTAAATGTGGGAATGGCATACGTGAGAAGTATCGTATATTTTGCGATGCCTGTGAGCCACCGAAAAAGCCTAAAGAGGTTAAAGAGTGGGACGGGAAAAGTATGCTTTACATAGATGATAGATACTTTAATGATGTAGAAGAAATTGAAGAATGGTGCGAGGATGAAGGGATTGATAAGCATAGTTTGGAAATTTACATTTGCGATGGTAATTATTTAAGCGAAGTAAGCGAAGATTATTGGGAAGATGTATTTGCCGAAGATGGTGAGTTGCCAAAGGAAATACGGGCAAAATTGGATGAGCTAAATAAAGCGATTAATGATTACGATAAACCTATGAGTTGGTCGCCTTCAAAATATATCGCAAAATTTGAATGGAACGATTAACCCGTGTGGTGGCAGAAAAAAGTTTAAAAACTTGCTGCTAACGTTTTGCAGCTTGGCGCAGTTTGCGTTGGCTTGTGGGAAGATAATTGCGCTAAGCTGCTGTTAGCTGTGTGGGTTGGATAGTGTGTAAGCCAGTTGTAAATAATATAAAATATTTTAGCGATGTATTGGAAACAAATAGATAAAGAGTTTGAATTACTAAAAGAATACATGAATATTTACATTCAAATATTACCCGAGTGTGTATCGTGTGGCGGTAAAAAATTGCATAAACCGCAATTGCCAACATTTGAATACTTCAAAGAAACTTATAACGATGAAAGATATTCGTTGGCAATACCTAATTATAAAGAGGCCAAAACTGTTTATGATAAGAACCAAATTGGAGCAGTACACACTCACGGATTAGGTTCGATAAGTGGAATAGCTTATCGATATTACAATTACTGGATGGGGTGTAAATTTTTTACAGGAGGCAATATAGAAGGAAATTATACTATTGAAACGGAAGAAATTAATGAAGTGCTTAAACGGTTGTAGTGCGTGGAAAAATATTTTATATTATTTACAATTACAGCTAACTTGCGGACTGGTGTGTGTTTGTTGCACATAACTATTTAATTAACAACTATAAAAATGCAAATAGTATTCCAATTTAAAGGCATAGAAAATTTATATTCTGACTTAAAAGGAAACTTTTATTTTGAAGAAAGGTTAATTAGAAAATATTGGCGCAAAGGACAAGTGTTTATAATCGTAAACAAAAAGCAAATAGGAATGAATACGTTGAGGAAATTGGCATACGAAACTAAAATAAACAAAATTATTTTACCTTTTTAGTTGCAAATCAAAAATAAAGTGTATATTTGCAAACGAATTAGTTCTTAAAAAAGATTTTAAAAAGTTTATTGGTAGATAAACAGTAGTAATAGTGGTAACGGAAACAATACCAACTGTACGACTAAAGCCCATTTGTACTACCATACATTTGGGCTTTTTTCGTTTAAAAAATTATGGCAAAAAGATATATTGATACAGGATACTATAAATCGCCTTTTGTAAGGGGCTTAAAAGGGTCTTTAAAGGGTCTTTATAGCTTTATTATATGTGATTGTGATGGGGCTGGAATTTGGGTAAAAGATTTACAAATCGCATCCGCTTACATTGGATTTGAAATTACCGAAAAGGACTTTGATGTGTTTATAAAAAGTGGCAAAGCTATTGATTTAAAAAACGGCAAATACTTTTTTCCCGACTTTATAGAACATCAATATCCTCAAGGGTTAAGCGATAAAAACCCAGCCCACAATAATTTTATAAAAGAGTTAATTAAGTATAATTTAATTGATAGTAATTTAAAGGTACTTAAAAGGGACTTAAAAGGGACTAACGAAGTCCCTATGGTAATGGTAGAGGTAATGGAAACTGTAAATGTAATAGTAGAAGTAACACCAATAGAAAAAAAACTAAATGATTTTTTTGAGTTTAGAAAAAAAATGAGAAAGCCGATTTTAGATATTTCAAAAGAAAGTTTTAAAAATAAACTAATAACACTTTCTAATAATAATATAGAAACAGCTATTGCTATTTTAGACCAGTCAATAGCGAATGGATGGCAAGGAATATTTGAATTAAAAACAAACCTAAATAATAATAAAAATGAAAAACCAGTTAGTAAATACCACAATTAACGAGCAAATAATAAAAGAATTGTACCACATTAATTATTTGGTTGCATTTCCTTTAAGTGATTTAATGTTGGAGGGGTGGGCTAAGTCAATACAGGAATTAGCACCTGAATTAACACCCGAAAGACTAAAGAAAATCATTAATGGAATGAAAGTGGGAGTAGTTAATTACGATACAAAAAAGGGAATACAAAACATTTTTTTAGCGCACAAACCTGTAAACACGAATACAGTAACAAGAGTTGAAATAAAACCATTTAAAGAGTTAAAAAATGACTAACGGCAAAATACTTCCACAAGCTACGGAAATAGAAGCAAGTGTATTGGGTACGATTTTAACCTATGCAGCAGCTTTTCATTCTATACAGGATATATTCAGCGTAAATTTGTTTTATCTATCGCAAAACGCATTTATTGCACAAAGTATTATTAATCTAAAAGACAAAAGCAGTCCAGTAGATGTGCTTACAGTAGTGCAAGACTTAAAGAAATTAGGTAAACTTAAAGATGTTGGAGGCATTCCTTACGTTTCAACCTTACAAGACAAGGCAAATATTTCGGCACTAAAATACAATGTACAAATATTAGAGCAAGAAAGTGTAAGACGGCAAACAATAGATATTACAAGCCAACTAACTGCTAAAGCATTTGAGCCAACCTTAGATATCTTTGATATAATTGACGATGCTGAACAAGCAATGAGTAAACTAACAGCTAAATTAGTAACATCAAACATAGTAGATAGTGCAACTTTAGCAGTAGAAACCGACAAGCGAAACGAAATTATAAGGAATAGCGGAGGTGTTACAGGGGTGCAAGGTGGTTTTAATGACTTAGATAAACAAACAGGAGGTTGGCAAAAGTCAGATATGATTATTTTAGCAGGTCGTCCAAGTATGGGTAAAACAGCTTTAGCAACCCAGCTATTAATGAACCCAGCCATAAGAGGCAAAGCAACGGCATTTTTTAGTTTAGAAATGAGTAATGAGCAACTGTATATCCGAATGAAAGCCCAAAGAAGTGGAATAGAATTATACAAGTTTTTGAAGTACGGATTGAATGAAAGTCAAAAAGCCCTTTGTGATGAACTATGTAAGTCTTTGTACCACGCTCCTATTTACTTTGACGATACTGGAGGCATAACAATTTTTGAATTAAAAAACAAAGCACGAAAGTTAAAACGAGAAAAAAATATTGAGTTATTGATTATAGATTACTTACAACTAATTAATTCAACACGAAAAATAGGAAATCGTGAGCAGGAAATTAGCCAAATAAGTAGGGAACTAAAAGCATTAGCAAAGGAATTGGATATACCAATTATTTGTTTAAGCCAGTTGAGTAGGGAATGTGAGAAACGAGGGGATAAGAAACCAATGCTAAGTGATTTAAGAGAAAGCGGTGCGATAGAACAGGATGCCGACCTTGTATTATTTATTTACCGCCCTGAATATTACGGAATAAATGAGATAGGGAACGAAAGTAGTCAAGGCAAAGCGGTAATAATAATAGCAAAGAATAGGAACGGAGCAACAGGGGATGTAACACTAAATTGGAATGGAGAAAAAACACAATTTACTGATGTAAACCCTTTT